ATGCAACCGACTTGCCGGGTAACCTCGGTGGCCGTTACGTCTGTCAAGCTGCCTTGAACCCCTAGCAGGGCGATGATGGACTTGTTCTTGAAGACGATCAGCGAGTTCTGTCCAAACGGATAGGTCGAGACGATGTAGTCAGAGGATCCCGTGTTTAGGTTAAAGCTGTTGGCGAGCTGGTCGTAAGTGCTGAAATCAAGGACATCTGAGGCCGAGACCTTGTCCTTGCCGTTTTTCACCCAAAGCCTGTTTTGATAGTAGGTAGCCTGGTTGCTGTTGGGGATGTTCTCGAAGCCTGGGATCGGAACGATGACTGGGTTGGATTCGACAAAGATCAGGTTGTTGTTGTTTGCATCGACGATGAAGGCATCTGCTTCCGTCAGCAGCTTGCCGGTTATCGTTCCAGTCGAACCGGGGGCCAGCGCAAAGGGTTTGCTCCAGTCGCCATCCCAGTAAAGCGGGGAATCGTTATCGCCTCGGAAAAGGTAGACGAGGTTGTTGCATTGAACAATCGTGCTTTGAGTCGTAACCGTGTATCCATCGAGGCTGACCGTCCTGCCATTGCGGCCAAACGAGAAGAACCCTATGGAGAAACGACTGACGAGCATTATCCATTGGCTACCCAAGTCGTTAGGATCAGTGTAAATGCCTGATGCCTGAATGGAGTTGGGCGAGTAGACGGCAACTTGAGGATACGGGGAAACAGACGCACTTTGAGCTACGGCAACAAAGATGTTTTCACCAAAAGTAACTCCAAGCCAAGAAGCAGAAGAAAGAACTGTCGTTAAAGTCCAAGTAATGCCATCAGTACTTGAAATTATGTTTCCATCAAGTGTGGTTGAAACAAAAAGATTATTGCCAAAAGCAATAGAAACAATCCAGTCAGATACAACTGAATAAGGAACGGTTCGCTCAGTCCATGTTTGCCCATCTGGAGAAGTCTGAACACCAGCTATAAGCCCAGATTTTATGCCTACTGAAACAAATAAATTGTTGCCAAAAGTAATAGCTATTTGCCCAGCAATAGCACTTGTGTAAATTGTCCAATTTATTCCATTGTCTAATGAAACTGCTGACTTTTTGGTAGAACCACTATTTGCACAAACGGCAACAAATTTAGCTACGCCTAAATTATCAGTACCGTAGGTTACAGCTCCCCAAACAAAAGATGCATCTCCAGCAATTAAACCAGATGTCCAAGTGATGGCATCCGTAGAATACATCGTTTTTCCAGAAACCCCAACGGCAACAAACCTTCCGTTGCCAAAAGCTACCGCACGCCAAGGGCCAACGCTGGAAGCCCCAGATTCAGTCCAGTTGTAGCCATCTACCGAATACATCGCGTTAGTGGCGCCACCAGAGACTGCCACAAACATTCCGTTCCCATAGCACAGGCAATTCGTGCCCCAAGCGTTATCCGGTGCGCCGGTAGCTGTAACCGTCCAGATCGTGCCATCTGGGCTACTCATCACTCGATTGCTCGTCCCGGTGTTAGACAGAGCGACAAACACGCCGCCGCCATACGCTACGCATTGCCATGGATTCTTTGCCGCTGCAGCAATGGGATACCAAGCATCAGCAAAGGGATCTGCTCCTAGTTCTGGAAGGCAGGCAAACCCTCCTCTGGTTACCGCATCCTGAGATGAAAAGTTAACGTTAACCGCATTCTGAACCTGTCCTGGGGGGATGTTCTCTGGGGCGTCAAATTCGTTAACCCCAACAAACGATTGATCCCCTACCGGAGTGGAAGGGTCGTCAATAGATTGAGAGCTTGAGAAATAACGCTGCATGACCTACGTTACCAAGCAATTGCCACTCTTCTCCAAGTGTCTGTAGCTGTGCAGATGTAAATGTAACTAGCATCCCAACTGATTGTGCCAACGGTTCCAGTCGCGGTGGAAGTTGCTGGGGTAGCTGAAAGGGTGTGGATTACTGTTCCCGCAATCGTCGCTGCGCCCGCGAAAGTAGCGGTTCCGCTCCCAAAGTTAACAGCCCCGCCTCCACTAGTGTTGATGTTTAGGACGCCACTAGCAGCTCCTCCTGTATTGTAAACCTCTAGCTTCCCGCTGGTATTTCCAGTTCCGCTCAAAAGAGCCATCTGCATAGTGGAACCAGTAGTGTTTTGGACGTAATCCGTGGTTTGAACTTCACTGGATAATCCATACGAAGTGATACCGCTGGAGTCTATTCTAGCCCGCAAATTTCCTCCCGCCGCTACGCCGATGCTGTTCGCGCCGATGCGGTAGAGTCCTGTATCTTGGTCTGATGCAAAACTAACAGAAGGGGCCGCTACGGTTCCATTGCCAGTCAAAACGGTGGTAAAAACAGGAGTAGCCGCACTCATCTTGCGGGTGCTTGAGGTCGTCCCATCAATGGCAAAGTAATCATCTGACGACATACTTGTAGCCGTTGTCGCAATTGCGTTAATTCTGATGTTTGCCATAAAATAGATGCGTTAACGGACAGCCATTGCCTAGGTTACTCTTTCGCTGGCTCCAGCTTTGCCTTGAGTGCCTCGATCTCAGCCAGCGCAGCGGCAAGCGAGTCAATCAACACGTTCAAGCTCTGCTGTTGGAGCTGTTGTACAATCGTAACTTTATGCTCTTCTTTGGTCATAGGGAAACGGCTTTCTTCTTAGGTTTGGCGTTGGCGACGACGGGCGTCAGGCCGAGGATCTCTGCAAGGCAACCCAGTTGGTACGTCTCGTCCTCGGCGGGTGTGTTGCCAGAGGGCCACGCAGACCATTGGGCAGCGGTCATCGCTGCGTTGCCATTGGTGACCGAGACGGTCTCGAACGTAGCCGCAATGGCTGGTACGGCTGGCTCATCCTCGGTGGCGGGTACGGCGGGGACAGCAGGCGTCAACTCGGTCACGCGCTGGATGGCGTAGAAGTAGTTGGGCTGGCCGCTGTCATTGACTGGGCCGACACCGCGCAGGTAGAGGGTGTTGGCTGTGCCGAGAGGGCCGTAGGAGACAGGGACGATGGGAGTTTGCATAAGAGTAAAATTAGAGCGAAACTGCAATTTTGTAGGTTGTGCCTGTGTTATCTTGAATAGTGACATATCCGGTGCTGACTACGGGTATCCCTACATAGGCGTTTGCAAGTTTGATCGCGCCCGCGAAGGTGGCGGCTCCGGTGCCAGATACGCTGAACAGGGTCGTCGCGTTGGTCCGGTCGCGCACATAGATCGGTAAGTCGTTTGCCGCCGAACCCGCAATGATGCGCAGACCTAGTCCTTGACCCGCAACGGCGTTGGTGTTCTCGATGGCTAGACCGAAGTCACCCCCGCCCCACTTGACGGAGGCATACGGCAAGTTACCTCCGGTTTGAGCGACAGGCCCGACGATCAAAGCGCGACCGAGGGCATTTGTAACGTCGAGTTGATTGAGGCCCGCGCTCGTCACCGCGCCCGCAAACGTCGCGTTCTGCGACGCGTCGAGGGTGAGGGCGGTAGTGCCTGAATTCGTTTGTAATGTGATCGAACCAGACGCGGCTGCGGCATTGATGTTTACATTAGTCGAGCTGGTCATCTGAAATGCGCCAAGTGCGCCGCTATTCACATTGCCGATTATTAAAGTCGGGTTGTTTGAGCCGCTCACATATTGTCTGAGGACTCCGGTTGCGCTTCGGAAAAGAAACGTGTCAGTCCCGAACACCATCCCGCCCGCCGAGGTCGACGTGTTCGTCCCGACTTGCAGGAGTGCGCCGGAGTCGACGGTGGTGCCGATGAGGAGGCTGCCGCTGCTATTCAAATACATTTTAGTTGTCCCGTTAATCTGGAACCCAAGATTCCCGCTTGCGCCGTCTACCGAAATTTGACCGTCCGAAACATTCGATTCACCTATGGTTAGGATACCTCTGACTTGGGCCGTACCGTTTACATCCAGTTTCTTCCCCGGCGCCGCCGTCCCGATGCCGACGCCACCCGTACCGCTCGGCGTCAGCGTGATGTTTTGGTTGCCGCTGCCAGCCGCGAGCGCAAGGGCGGTCGAGGCGGGAGCGGTGAGGGATGGGGCAACCACCGCGCCCGCGAATGTGGCGGCTCCGCTGCTGGCAATTACCAACGAATTAGTTGGAGCGGAATTTGAAAACACCACGCAATAACCTGACGACGTGTTGACAAACCCGTAATCAGATCCGCCAAATTGTAGGGCAAATGAGGCTGATTTGCCGATAAACCCATTTAGCGGCAGGATTATATTCCCACCAAAAGTGACGTTACCGCTCCCAAAGTTGACCGCCCCGCCTCCACCAGTGTTGATGTTTAGGACGCCACCACTGGTTGCTCCTACGGTGTACGCTTCTAGTTTTGTGCTAGTCTCTCCAGTTGAGGCTAAAAGAGCTATTTGAAATTTTGAGCCAAAAGACCCATTAACATAATCAGAATTTTTAACTTCTAATACCCGTGTTGCTGCAAATCCGTCAGCACTAATTTCTGCTGCTTTTACTCCACCCGCCGCAATGCCAATGTTGTTCGTGCCGATGCGGTAGATGCCCGTGTCTTGGTCAGCCAAGAACGAGATGCTTGGCGCTGCGACTGTTCCATCAGCAAATAACCCAGTCCCTCCGATAATGTTAGTCGCTACGCCGCCGCCGCTCAGTACGTTAGGATGATTTGCTAGCATGGTAGTATTTTTTAGGTCTGGAACTCGCTAGCGTAAATAAGTGAATTGGCCGTGGTCGTAGCCACAAACTTGGCCGTAATAGCCGCTGCTTTGCTCCAAGTGTACTGGCTACCGCTGTAGAGGATATGCGCCAGTCCAGACGACGGCGTCGTCCCGTCAAACGTGCAATAAGCGTTGCCCGTCTGCACATCCAGCACCAGCATATCGGTAGACACATTGAACGTGTCAGCAAACGACGTCGTTGCCGTTGAGGTAATCGACAACGCCCGCCCAGCTACCAGTGCGCTAGCAGAAAAGGTGGGTTTGGGATAAAGCGGATTTAGGTTATAGGCTGACATAATTATCGGTGGTTAAATTAGTAACTGCGATTTTGAGAAGTGACGTGAGTGTAAACATTCATCTGCCAGGTGTTGGGCATCTGACGCTCAATCCGATCCCATTCATCTAATTTCTTCTTTTCAGCCATCTGATAAGCCCCGACCGATTTTTCCATCTGCCCATCTTGAACGAGCCAATCCCCGTAGGTCTGCCAGACCAGCGGCTGCGAAAGCATATCAGGCAAAGGCTGAATGTCCCAAGCGTAGCTGGTCGTCTCTGGGGTTTGCCCAGCAGTTGTATCGACCAAGCACTTGTAATAGTCGCTTGTCCCCGTATTGGCCCCCGCCAGCATCGTGTAATAGATGTACTGCCCAACAACGTAAGTGGCGGTAGCCGAGTACACCGCCCCTGCATAATTGTAAGGGACTTTGCGGTAAGTGATGTAGATTGGGTTGGCTGGGTTGGTATTATAGGTGACGTACCCATTGGTTCCCATGAACCCACCAGCAGATGAAATCATCTGGAACCCGTCTGAATTGACCACAAACCCCTGATTGCGCGGGAAGGTGACCATCGCCGGGTTATCGACGTAGGCGTTAAACATTACGTCGATAGCTGTCTCGCCTGTCTGATCCCAAGGGATGATGAATTGCTGGGGCGAAACGTTATTGGTTTGAACTAGTAATGCGCCCCAGATGTACAAGCCCTTGGTGGCCGTGCCCGCATAAGACAACGTG